CCGAATACAGCGTCCTGCATTTCGTGTTGTTGTTGTGCTCCCCTGAAGTATGAAGGGATAAATGATCTGTTGCTTTGCTGTGTCATTAACATATAGCGAAGAGCATCATAGGCATGGTCGTCCGCTTTGGTATCAACATCTTCGCTATTTGTTTTGCTCAATGGCAAAGTAGGTAGGGTACGGATAAGATTAGTACAAGTATTAAAGATACGTATTCGGGGCTGATTATTCTCATTAAGTTGTAATCTCTTATGTACTTCTTGTTTACCTTGCATCCTATCGGAGTTAGATGGAATCCATCTTAGTCCCTTCTCAATCATTGTTAGGGCGATACTCTTCCCCACCCCTGTCCTATTCCAACAGGACTTATCCAGAACAGAAAGATACATGGTAGGGTCATCTGACTCCATCGCAAAAATAAGATCAGCTAATGCTTCCGCTGTTTGTTTGGTCTGATATAATTCCCGATAGATCCAAATGCACCCGTCCCAATCTACAGCACCCCACAAAACACAAGAGGGGCTACTGAAGCCGTAATCACAACCACGTATTCTGATCCAATTATGTGGAACATCAATAGGATCAACAATGTGTTCTCTCTGTGAGAACTCACTAAACGCTGCTCCTTCCGCTACATTCCAATCTCCTTCTAGAAGTCTTTTACGCTGAACCTCGGGAAGAGACATAAGCATTGTCTCGTATGAACCATCTTGCATTAAATAAGGATTATCTGTTAAGCGTGCAGGAATGAACTTACGAGCAAAGAGTGGAATGCCTTCCTTGGAATGTCCCCTTCCGTATACTAGCGCACTGCCAGTATCAATATCTGTAGCCCAAAAAGGAGTATCAGGGGGAGAAGGATCAATAAACATCTTCTTGATCCACCAACCACCAATCCCTCCGGGGTTAGCAGTCGCTCTCATATACGTTCCAATTTCTGGATCAGTAGTACGTAAACGAGATCGTAGGTAGTTCCAAACAAAAGGAGTTGGGTAGTGTCCTAATTCATCAATACCAATCCATGAAAAAGACATACCTTGGTATCTGTATACATCGTCGTCTTGATCTACATAACTAAAGAGTGCGGTAGCCCCCGAAGGGAACACCCAAGTCTTAGAAGATTCTTTAAACTTAGCAGAAGGGAAGGCCCTTGGGTAGATTTGTTTACTCTTATCAATTAATTCTGTTAGTTCTGCTAAGGTTCTTCGTAGTAGTAAGGCCCTATGATTAGGGTTAGAGGCAAATCGTAGTAAATCCATCAACATTGCATAGGATTTACCGCCACCTGCTGCACCACCGTAGAGTACTTCTTTCTCTGGAGCAGCTAGAAAAGAATACTGTGGTCCTACATTAGGCTCAAATACGACATTACTATTAGGAGCCTTCTTATCTTGCTTTTCTGTGACTACACCCTTTTTCTTAGGGGTATTCGCTAGCTTCTTTTTCTTATTCTCTAGTTTATCTAGTTCTTTTTGCTTCTGTTTAATATCTCTGTAGGTTTTTCTCTGTTCCTGTACTTTCCTACTTAAATGATAGTTCCTTTTGGGAGTATCTTCCGTCATACTCAGCGTCCAACATATTGCAGAGGATTTACCTCCAAATCAAAGTCCAACATCCCTAAGATCCAACATGATCAAGGATAGTTTCTTTCTTCTTTGCAGGAAGAAGAACTATTCCATGGATAACTTCTGCTCTAATATCAACTTCCTGTCTTTTACTGACCCCTACCCTGTCTAGAATATCAGTAGCAGCCTTCATTCGTGTTTCCATCTGTGAAGTAGGGATGGTTCCATCAGCATGTAGGGCCTCTTCTAGCCTTTTCGCTGATTTAGCCGCTGCTCCTGCAAGACTTGACTTAGTTCGTTCAGCTATTTCATTACGTAAGCCTGTGAGAAGGTTAGAACGGGAACTAGGATGATACTTTGCAACCTCCATTGCCTCAATCACGTTCCCGCCAATAGAAAATAACAAATCAACAAATGATATTTGCTTGCACGTTAGGAC